GATTGTATGTGTTGAGTCGTCGACTTGGCCCGGATGTTTTTCTTTCGCCAGGCATCGGCGGCCTCGGGACTATGCATCGGCATTCCCTTGGCAGCCAGTTGGGTGACGTAGCCATGCGAAACACCGGCATGCTTGGCGTATTCTCGTTGGGTCATGGCTTCAAAGCCTTTTGGATGTCAGGAGGCAGCATCGAGTCGGGCACGGTGCCGGCGTACTGCAGAGCCCGGAAAACACCGTCGCGCCTGCTGTCTTGTGGGTTGGGCACGCAATAGCCGGCCAATTGCTCGGGCGGAGTTCCGCGTTTCATGAGCCGGATGAACCAGGCCACGTTTGCTAGGCCGTATTGATCCACAAGAAATTGGATGTGATTGTTTTGCATAGATATTGTTTTTAGTGCTTGATCACACACAACGATAGGGGTCTCGCGTTCACCTGTTTCTGGGTATTATCAAAGAGATTCCTTAGTGCTATTGGGATTTACTCTTAACCTTAAGAGGTAATCCTCATGCCCTCGCGATATTATGTAAGCAATAGATCCACGAGGAACACCACAAATAGCTGCAATATTGTCCAACGTAATACCACGGTCTCTTAGAACAAATGCTTTGTTGCACAACTCTGGTGTGATCGGGCTGCTTGTCTCCTCCTCGGGCTCGATGTTTGGGATAGGGTCGCCCTCGGCGTCTATCAGGGTGCCGTTCGGGTAGGACATCCAGCCTCGTTTGATCGCGAACCGTACCAGGTGCTTGGCTTCACGAAGGACTTGGTTCTGGCTGATGCTGTATTGTGTGGTCATTGGTATTTAGAAACTGGGAGATGGGTCGGAGAAGCGGCAGTATTGGCCTTCGTACCAAAGGGGCACCAAGCCGCACTCACCGTCTCGTTGTTTGGCGATAGCAATCACAGCTTCGCCCTGGGGCTGGTTGCGCTCCCTGTTGAGCAATAGGACTAGATCAGCGTCCCTCTCAATCTGCCCAGAGTCCGCCAGGTCAGTGAGTCGAGGCACCCGGCCTTTGTCCTTCTCGTTCTCTCTGTTGAGCTGTGCCAATGCGACCACGGCTGTCTTCGTATCGGAGGCCACGCCTTTGAGTCTACCGGAGACCTCGGCGATCTCGTACGTCTTTTTCTCTGCGGCCTTCGATCCATGGATTTTCTGGAGGTAATCCACCAGGACCAGCTTCACGCCCCATTTGCGTACAGCCCTGCGGATCACCGCGGTGATGGTGGCAATGTTGGACACACCGGATCCTGAGATGAAATGAATCGGGCTGCCTGCGATCTTGGCCGATGCTGTCGACATGGCCTTCATGCCGCCCTGGTCGAGCTGGCCGGTCTTGATGTCCTGCATGGGTATGCTGCCAACAGATGAGACCATCCGGCGCACGATGGACTCGTCGGACATCTCCAAGCTGATAAACAGGGTCGGGATCCTTGAGTCGATGCTGGCTGCCTTGGCGATGGCAATGGCAATGGCTGTCTTACCGATGCTTGGCCTGGCCGCAATGATGGCCAGCTCACCGAACTGGAAGCCGTCGGTCATCTGGTCGAGCCTGTGGAAGCCCGAGGTGATCCCGGAGAGCTGTCCCTGCCTTGAGAATCGTTCTTGAGTCGAGTCAATGAACCGACTGACGACCGACTTGGATGATTGGACTTCCTCCTTGGATGCCTCAACGGTGAGCCCTGCTTCGGCATTAGAGACGATTTGATCGACGGAGAGGGTGGATACAGCGGACTCACGAATCAGACGGTCTCCAGCGGTTCTGAGATGGCGTCTGTGGTGGGCCTCTAAGACGGCCTGAGCGAATGCCGGGTAGTTCGCTGGGCTCGGACACATCTCGTCGCACTTGTTCAGAGCCTCGAAAGGCACCGGAGTCTGGCCCATGGAGCGCTTCCACTCCTTGACCACGGTGGCCATGTTGACCGGATCGCTCTTGGCAACGAGGCCTTTGGCAATCTCGAACACATGGTACAGATCGCTGTCCTGGAAAGCATCGGTGGGGATCTTGGCGAATACCTCATGGCAGACATCCGATCCACCGGACAGGCAGGCGCCGATCAGGCCAAACTCGTCGTCCTGGGCATAGTAGGGGTCGCTCATTGGTAGTCGGCGATGTTGAGGCTGTACGCGCCGGTGCCGTTGTTCCCAGAAGGGGAGGTGCTTCGAGACTTGTCGATCTCTCCGTTCCAGTTGTTCAACAGGGTCATCAACTCACGTCGAAGGTATTTGTCGTCTGACTGGTAGCGTGCTTCCAAGGCAACCAAGTCTTCCTCCGGAGTGTTAAATTCGAAGATCTCTTTCAAGGCCTTGATCTCCTTGGTGCTCCACTGGGTTGTTGGTCGACGGCGGATCATTGCACCGACTCGTAGGCGGAAGGTTTCAAGGTCAGGACTCAAGGCCTTCTCCTTCTTTGTATCTTCTTTAGGAGTAGGAGATGGAGAGCTATCTTCTGGCCATGCTCTGGCCATTGGGGTCGCCATTGGGGTCGCTATAGCGAGCCCATTAGGGTCGCTATTAGGGTCGCCATCGTCTGGCCATTTGGACCACCGTTTCAGCGCTCCATTGCGTCCCGCGGTGGCTTGTTTGGCCTTGTAGGCATCCTGGTCAGCCCTGACTTGCTCCAGCCTTTCGTTCCGAAGCATCCCGTCATCGCATAGCGAGAACTTAGCCAGAACATAGCCAAGCGATGGCGACCCCAATAGGGTTGCCATGCGTCCGGCACGGTCTGTATCGTTTGGGATTCCGCCTTTGGTCCACTGATGGCACAGCAGCCGGATGTAGCCACCCACTTCCTCGGCGCTCATATCCGAGGTTCCAGCTAGGAAGTCGTCTGCGTAGAACTGAAACGCCGGCGCTTTTCTTTTGGATTCCTCGCTCATTCCTCACCTTTCGATTCGAGGTAAACCTTCCGGTTCTCAATGGCGTCCTTTTTCGCTTCCTGAAGCATTTGGCAAATCATGTCCACATTGTGAATTGCGAACACAACAATCGCATCCTCTCCGCATGGATCAGTTTGTTTGATGCAGATGTAGCCGCGATCTGAGCCGTAAATGTCGGTTTGTTCCTGACTTTGGATTTCGAGTTTCATGTATCAAACAGAAAACCCCACCCAGACCGTGGTGAGAACTCGCGCAGAACCAACGCGACGTAACACGGAAAAGGTGGGGAAAATTGGGTTGAACATGGGTTCTGGTTGTGGTGTCGGCGCTCACTTCTCACGGCTCACGTCGACGGTCTGCTCCCTAACTGCTGTTCTGGTTGTTGTCCAGCCCTCAGTAGGCCGGAATCAAAATATCCGCCACCTGCTGGGTGAGCTGCACGTCCCTCAGGCAATAGTCGATGGCTGCCTGGCGGTCGGTATTCCACAGCAGACTAAAGTCGGCGCCGGTGCCTGTCTTGTCACCTAGGCCCAAGTGCCGGCTGATTGCACCAAGGCTTCCGTGCGCCCGGCTGTCTCCAAGCTGCCACACCTCGCGCAGGTCGATCACCAGATCGTTCCAGTAGCGTCCCTGGCGCAGCCAGTAGGGAGGAAGGATGCGGTGCTTCCAGGAGCGCTTGATGAGGAATGGTAGATCGAAGGCCTTAATGTTGAATCCGACGAGTTTAGGCTGCCGCTCGTAGTATTTTACCAACTCCCACCATTCCCGGAGCATGGCGGCCTCGTTGCCGTCGTTCTTCAGCACCGCGGTCACCTGGTGCTCGATGCGGTATCCGATGCACAGGATCTGCCCCGAGAGAGCGTCCAAGGCTGCGTTCTTGATGAAGTCCGCGGTGTGGTTCTCCTCGGCCTTCTGAATGCGCTCGGCGATGAGGTCAGGGTTCTTGACGTTGCCCAGCTTCACGTCGGCCGGGTTGAACGGAGGGATGTTGAGTTCCGACAGTGGTAGTGGCCCGGTCTCGATGTCGAAGATGATTGTTGGATTGGCTGGCATATTGCTAAATTGCTTTCAGTTAGTAGTTGATGCGCGTTTGTCCCGATGCGCGCCCCCGGTTACCCACGAGTCCCAGCAGCAACAGGCTGCCGGAAAGTTGTCAGATGTGTTTGCCGCAATGAGGGCAGACGGTCTTGGTCAATGGCTGTCTTACGGTGGGCACGCCCAGCCATTCGCAGATTTCACGGTAGGATACCCACCCAAACCCACGCACCGACCTAGGCTGCAGGTGCCCCAGGTTGTAGAGGTCGAGAGCCTCCTGGCGGCTCT